GTTGGAGGGCATAATGGCAATTACAATAGATGTTAAAAAAGGTGATACTATTCTTGTAGGAAAATTTAAAAACAAGAAAATGGTAATAAAAGATATAGGTGTAGATGATCATGGGATGCCTACTATAAATGGAAGAAAAGCCACTACATTTAGAATACATAAAAAAGTTAATATTTTTGATAAAGGATTTGATGAAAAAATTGATAGGGACGCGGAAGGATATGGAAAATATGATGAACCTGACGATAGTGAATTTGATGAACCTTCAAAAACTAAAAAATTAGAAAGTAAATCTATTTATAAAAAAATAATGGAGATGTAAACATGGATTGGTTAAAGAAACTCATAGTTGGTATTTTAGGACTTTTTGGTTTAAGTACTATTTTAAGTGCTAATAAGTCAAAGAAAGTAAAGGAATTAGAGGGTGTTATAAAAGAAAATAAAAAGAAAACAAAAGAAGTAGTAAAAGAAATAGAAAAATTACAAGTACATAAAAAGAAAAATAAAAAAGAAATAACAAGTTTAAAAAGAAAATTGACCGTACATAAAAAAGAGGTCGTCAAAATGGAAACAGCTTACGAAAATGATGATGTAGAAGATGCAGCAGATTTTTTGAGGAAGTTTTCAAAAAGTAAATAATTATATATATGAGGAGAAATTAAATGGCTGATGCGCATGCAGGAACAATGTTTAGGTCACAACCAACTAACCAGAAACTTGGTGATTATAATGGAATAACCAAAGTAGCATCAAGTACAACTGTAGCTTTTACTGGTTCAAATGCTGGTGCAGCATTTATATGTGAAGTAGTAACTAATGTTGTTATTCATGGATCTGGTGGTGGAACAATACCAGGAACATCATTGACAGCAGATACACTTTATCCGATTGGTGTAAATAAAGTAGCAATTGGTGCAAGTGGTATAGTTTACGTATTACATCGATAAGGAGTGAATATGAAATATCTTTGGATATTATTGTTATCCATTCCATTATTCGGACAACAAACTTTTACACAAGAAGAAGCGTTGGAAATGATTAAACAACGAGATGCCCAATGGGAAGGTAAAATAGAAAAGGCCGATTTACTAATTGCGTCACAGAAAGTATTAATTACTGATTATGAAGGTTTGGTTAAAGAGTTAGAAGATCAAGCCAATCTTGATTCTTTAATAATAGTGGCAAAAGATAAACAGATTGTGTCAATAAAAGCACAAAATGATGCTAATGTAAAAATGGCAAAGTTAGCAAAACCAAGTTGGTATGAAAATAAGTGGCTGTATTTTGGATATGGGGCAGCTGCAGTAATTATACCGACTTATTTTGGGATACAAATAGCGGACATTACAAATTAATGAGTGATAAGAACATAAAAGAAGTCATTAAAAAGGAATATCTAAAATGTGCACAGGATCCTGTATATTTTCTAAAGAAGTATGCTGTTATTCAGCATCCAATACAAGGTAAAATTCCATTTGCATTATATGAGTTTCAAGAAAAGACATTATATGATTTTAATAAATATAATTATAATGTTATTTTAAAGGCACGTCAGTTAGGTATATCTACACTTACCGCCGGTTACGCATTGTGGATGATGACTTTTCAAACTGATAAGAACATATTGGTTATTGCAACTAAACAAGATACAGCCAAAAACTTGGTTACGAAAATCCGAGTTATGCACGCAAATTTACCGAATTGGGTAAAGTCAAATTGTGTTGAAGATAACAAATTATCATTAAGATACAGTAATGGTTCACAAGTAAAGGCCATTTCATCTACTGAAGATGCAGGTCGTTCAGAAGCACTATCGCTTTTGATACTTGACGAGGCAGCATTTATTGACAAGATTGATACAATATGGACTGCTGCACAAAGTACTCTATCTACTGGTGGTCAATGTATAGCACTATCTACACCAAATGGTGTTGGTAATTGGTTTCATAAAACTTGGGTAGGGGCCGAAGAAGGAGAAAGTGATTGGAATTTTATCAAATTACATTGGACATTACATCCAGATAGAGAACAAGATTGGAGAGATGAACAAGATAAGTTGTTGGGCCCTTCAATGGCTGCACAAGAGTGTGATTGTGACTTCATTACTTCAGGTCAAACTGTAGTTGATGGTGTTATTTTAGAAGAATACAGAAACACACAAATTGAAGATCCAGTTGAAAAGAGGGGAATGGATAGTAATTTATGGATTTGGAGACAACCAAACTATAATAAAAATTATGTAGTAGCCGCTGACGTCGCTCGTGGTGATGCAACAGACTTTTCTGCATTTCATGTAATAGAAATAGAGAGTATGGAACAAGTGGCAGAATACAAGGGAAAGATACCTACCAAAGATTTTGGTAATTTATGTATGAACACTGCTATGGAATATAACAATGCATTACTTGTTATTGAGAATTCAAGTATTGGTTGGGCTACTATACAACAAGTTATTGATAGAGAGTATGATAACCTATTTTATACAAGTAAAGATTTACAGTTTGTAGATGTCGCAAGACAAGTAACAAACAGATACAGACATAAAGATAGACAAATGGTACCTGGATTTAGTATGACAACTAAAACAAGACCATTAGTAGTAGCAAAATTAGAAGAATATTTCAGAGAAAAATCTGTCATAGTTCATTCTGATAGACTGATTGATGAATTATTTGTGTTTATATGGCACAACAATAAAGCTGAAGCAATGCAAGGATACAATGATGACCTTCCAATGAGTTTGGCGATAGGATTGTGGGTAAGAGATACTGCACTTAGATTAAATGCAGAAGGAATTGCCTTACAAAAAACAGTCCTAAATAAAATGTTAGATTATGAAGCAGTTTACACTTCCGATGAAAATCAAAATGATGAATGGGTGATGGAAACTGGGAATACAAAAGAAGATTTAACTTGGTTAATAAAATAATAAGAGGATAAAATGGCAGATACAACATTAAGAAGTAGATTAAGACGACTTTTTTCCACAAATGTAATCGTAAGACATGCAGGTGGTAAAAAGTTAAAAATTGCCGATACGGACAGAGTTCAAAGTGCACAGAAAAATGGTCTCGTAGACAGGTGGTCAAGGCTGCATAGTAATATGACAACAGGTGGATATGGAAAATCTCAGGCAATTAGTTTTCAGTCACAACGATTAGCTCTATTTAGAGATTATGAAGAAATGGATAATGATGCAATTATATCAAGTGCACTTGATATTTATGCAGATGAATCTACAATGAAGAATGAATATGGTAAGGTATTAGATATTCAAACTGAAAATGAAAATATACATGACATTCTACATAATCTATTTTATGATATATTGAATATAGAATTCAATTTATGGCCTTGGGTTCGTAATATGTGTAAATATGGAGATTTTTATCTTTATTTGGATATCAAAGAAAAGTATGGAGTTACAAATGTAGTTCCACTTTCAACATATGATGTTACTCGTGTTGAGGGTGAGGATCCAGAGCATCCATATTATACAACATTTATAGTTGAAGATGGTAATTCACTACATAGTTCTAATATGAGTGTAAATAAAGAAATGGAAAATTATGAAATAGCACATTTTAGATTATTGTCAGATTCAAACTTTTTACCTTATGGTAAGGGTATGATTGAGGGCGGTCGTAAGATTTGGAAACAATTATCTCTTATGGAAGATGCTATGTTAATTCATAGAATCATGAGAGCACCAGAAAAGAGAGTTTTCAAAATTGATATTGGAAACATTCCACCCGCAGAAGTTGAAAACTTTATGCAGAAGATAATCAATAAAATGAAAAAGGCACCCGTGATGGATGCAAATACAGGTGATTATAATTTAAAATATAATATTCAAAATCTTACTGAGGACTTTTTCTTACCAGTTCGAGGTGGCGATAGTGGAACTGCAATAGAGAATCTGGCCGGACTTACTTATGAGTCAGTAGATGATATTGAATATTTGAGAAACAAATTAATGGCAGCATTAAAAGTTCCAAAGGCATTTCTTGGATATGATGAGGCAGTCGGTAGTAAAGCAACATTAGCAGCAGAGGATGTTAGGTTTGCTCGTACCATTGAAAGAATTCAGAGAATTGTTGTTAGTGAATTAACAAAGATTGCAATAGTTCATTTATATTCCCAAGGATATACAGATGATGAACTTGTTAATTTTGAATTGGAATTGAAGAATCCATCTACAATATATGAAGAAGAAAGAATTGAATTGTGGAATAATAAACAGAGTCTTGCTTCAAGTCTAATGGACGCAAAGATAGCAGATTCAGAGTGGATTTATGATAATGTATTTAAATTTTCAGAAGAAGAGAAAAAAGAAGTTAGACTTGGACTCATCAAAGACCAAAAACGGAAGTTTAGATGGTCTCAGATTGAAATGGAAGGTAACGACCCAGTTCAAAGTGAAGAAGCAGTTGGAACACAAGGAGCAATGGCAGATGCAGGTGGTGGAGAAGGTGGAGCACCACCTCCAGGTGGGCCACCCCCAAGTGGAAGAACTGGTAAAGAATTGAATTTAGAAATACCAGATGATGGGTGGCCAGGAAGTGGTCGTCCAAAAGAAGGACCTAAACACGGAAAAGACTCAAGTATAAGGGGTCGAGATCCACTTGGAGCCCACGATAAACGAAAAGGTGGCAGTGGAAGTCCAAAATATGGAATTGCACTGGCACATTACGATGCATTGAAGAAAAGTTTAGGAAAGGTAAGTCGTGAAGATAGAAAGATACTTGTTGAAACGACTGTTGTGGAAGAAGAATATAAAAATGAGGTATCTTCATCTTTAAGTGATACTTAAACGATGAATTATTAGAAGTTTTTATATTTATAGATGAAGAAATATACTTATTTAGGAGCATAGATTATGGCCCAACGTGTAAAGCACTCGAAGATAAAAAATACGGGAATTCTTTTTGAATTATTATCCCGTCAGATCACTGTTGATGTGATGAATAATAATGACAAGAGCAAATCAGTAGAGATGTTAAAAAAATTCTTTAACGAGAAAACAGAACTTGGCAAAGAAAATCAATTATATCAGGTATTGTTAAAAGAAAATTATAATTCGTCTCATAAGGCAGAAAAGTTAGTAGATGCTGTAATAAAGTCCAGAGAAAAATTACAAAATAAGAAACTTCGTAATGAAAAATATAATCTTATTAAAGAGATTAAAGAAAATTATAAAGTTGAAGATTTTTTCAATGCACGAATTCCAAACTTTAAAGTATATGCTTCAATTTATAAGAAGTTTTTATCAGAAACTACTCCTATATTTGATCCAGTAGATGAAGTAGATAGTACTTTTTCTATTATAGAACATATTACTCGTAATAAAACTAAA